ATGTTTTTTCTATATATATGTGGGTACAAAATATTTAATTTCTTTTTCCCATCAAAGGATACTATTAAATTTAATGATTTAATTACATTCAGTCTAAGTGTAACTTCTTTGTTTCTAGCATTGTTACTTTATAGCGATTGGCGTGACCAGTACATTTCAGAAAGTTTAGATAAAGACTTAAGAGAAATAAAAGCATTAATTAGTGACATAAATTTTATCATAAATAGATTTCCATCAAGTCAAAGTGAACAAGATGTAGAGGAAAGGGCAGAGTTCTTTAAATTATATTGGAAACTAAGGGTTCTTAACTCCTATATTAAAGATTCAAACCTTAACGCACTAAATAAAGAGCTTGAATCTTATTTGAGTACTTCACATGGATTTATAAATACTATGCTACAAGAAGAATTTGAAAGATTTCCTTCAATTTCTAAAGAGTCAAAAATTATGTTTGAAAAATTAAACGGAATGATCGAATCTTGTAGAAATGATAACTTGAACAAAAAGTTCAAATAAGTACCTAAATAATAACCTCCTTCTGGAGGTTTTCTTTTGTGATATAGTCCAGTCTAATTAAAAACTGGTAACTAAAATGAATATCTGTGTAGGCGGTGAATTAGATGGGCAAGTGATTGAAAAAGAAGGCAGATTACTAAAAGCTTCTGATATTGATCCATCATTCAAAACAGACTACTACAAACAGATTTACAACCGTAATAACCTCATTTACCAATTTTGGTTACCAGTCGGTTCAGATCTACACGATATATCAAAATTAGTATTGGATATCTTAAGAGTACCAAAAAAACTAGTTTTATCATTTGCCGGACGTATTACGGCACAGGAAGCCCCGTTAAATATCGATTATTGGCGGGGCTTTTCCATTTTGGCAATAAAATATTAATACTGATTAATGAACGTCGTGCTAAGGTATGTGAACACCTCCAAAAATAAGGTTTATATATGTCAGACAACACAACGAAATGGCTGTGTGTAGGTGGTGTTCTAAGTGGAGAATGGAGAGAGCAGCAATTAGATGCTTTTGATGTTGATCCTCATGATTTAAATACTCATAGTTATCAAGCTATGAAACTTATTAACCCTGTTACCAAGTCAGCACAGTATTTCTATGTATATACTGAACTACAAGAACATGCGTACGACCGGGCAATAAATTTTGCCTTATATAAAAATCAATAAAGATGAGAGAGCACTTAGGTGCTCTTTTTTATAGGGGTAAGTACAGGTTAAGTGGATACACAATTAAAAAAGCCCCTCATATCTGAGAGACTAGTCATATCAATTTTCTGGAATGGATGGCTACAATTTCTTAAATAACTAAACAAATTAAATTGATAAAAGTAATTAATAGTATAATAAATCAGTGCACTAATTTATTTTTTGATAGTAGCAAGGCCTTAAAAGCAACTTAACGCACTGCTAATAAGAAATTATTTGTTATTAGGATCAGGTTGATCATTATTCTCAGGCAGATCTTTTACAGTGCCAGGAACTTGCGGTGGTTGAGTTTCAGTAGGCGGCGTTACTGCCGAATGCTTGTTCATTTGAGCTTTGATGATATTAGCTTGGTTAGTTGTATTTTGTGAAAAACTTTTAAAACCTGACATTTTTATCTTCTTATCTTCAATAGGGAAAGTTCATAGTACGCTTTAAACACCTTTACATTGCGGTAGTTTTGAGACTTATATGTGTTGATATGTCCTGCAAATGAGCTTTATTTCGACGATATATTTCATAAATAAAATCAATTATATATAACCTGTTGAGTTCTATCCTTTAAAACTCGGAATTATTCAATCTAAATTTCAAGTGGGGGTACATAAAACACACATATATAAATTTCCACCATGTACTAGATGATTAAATTTAAAAAATTAATCTAAAATATTTGCCTACAAAATATTGATAGTATAAAAATTTCGTTAAGCATACTATGTCTGATTAAATTGGAGCATATTAATGCTAAAAGACATTACAATTATTGATTACCAAGGAAAAGAAATAAGAGCACAGGCAAACTATACAGAGGTAAATACTAATAGAATCAATCACTCAGCTAGATTTCAGAGAACCAAGGTTGAATATATTTTATTAAAAGGTGAATTGATTTACCCTACCTTAAATATGGTTTTCAACAGCTCCGATGGCAACAGCTACTATATAGATTACAAATGACTCACTTCGGTGGGTTTTTTAATGGGGTAGATTTTTGAAAAATGAAATAGGGAAAGATATGGTTGATTTTGCATCATCTATTTTACCAATAAGGAAGCTAAACAAAGGTTTTTTAGAATATTGCTAAATACAGTAGGAAAAATTACCGCACAGATAAAATTAAGTTGAAAGTAAATATTTCCTTTACTATCAATTTAACCGTAAATTTTACGGATAAGTTATCAAAACCATAGTTTTTTTAAGGGTATTTATAGCATGCCTTACTAAACCAACACAATATTAACGTTCAAAACAAATTTTGTTTCTTTTCTTAACTCTAAATTTATCATAATTCCATAAAGAGCAGATTTTTCATAAGTTAGCTCAATAATTGTATAATTATAAGGAGAGATACGAATGCCTAGGTATTTAGCTATCGCAGATACGGTATATAAAAAAATAAAAAATGAGAACTTATTTACGGAAGACACGATTGAAAACTTGAACTGTCTTATTGGGTTGATACGTCAAGCTATCAAAGGAACTGAATTTCAACTAATACATAATTATATTAATTTTGAAGAGTGTCTTACAAAGCCACTAGCAGATTGTACCGTTAAAATAGATTTATCCCTTATGCCTAATTATAAAAATGGGGATGAGTTTATATTATGGTTAGCAGGATTTATTGAAAAAATTACGACAGGCGGAAAACCTAAACTTCCACCTATTTCTCAAATGATTCCTAAAGACTATGCATTTACAAAGGAAATTATTCCAGTATCTCCAACACCTGAAAAAGAAGAAAATGTAGAAATGATAATAAATTATTTTAAATCAGAAGATTACCTTAAAAAAACAAAAATATCTTCGTGAGAAGAATATAGAAGTATGCGTAAAGCTAACTTCTATATACTGCTGATATTCTAGCGACCGCCTATTGGGGCGGTTTTTTAGTTTATCTACGAGCCATCTTTCTTTTTAAATTTACTAAAAGTTTTCTTTAGAAAATTTAAATGTATTGAAATGTATTTTTAGTAATGTCAAGTTTATATATAACAAACACTTAAGTATAATTTTTGGTAAATTAAACTATACGATATTTACATAAGGTTGGGTCCACTTAACGCAATTAAACACTTTTCTGCAGATAATTTAAAAAAAAAGGAAATTTAAAGTGATGAATGAAAATGCAGAACTTATAAAGTACGTAGATGTCGCAGAATGTGTATATGAACAGGTATACGAAAAAAATCAAATTTCTAATAATTTGGTTGTTAACTTAAACCGTTTAATGACTGAAATTACGAAACAAGCTGAAGAAAAAAAATTAAAGTTAAAATATTCTTCCATTGATTTTGAATATTGTTTGAGTATGCCTTTAGCAGATAGAGACGTAAAAGTAGATTTAAGTTTGATTCCTCATTTTGAGCATCGTGATGAATGTATTTTGTGGTTAACGAACTTTATTGGAAAAATAAGTGTACCTCAAAAAATGAACCGCCAAAGGTTAAACTCTCGTTAAAAGTTCTTATAAATTATATGAATAGGCCGTCTAAGACGGTTTTTTTTATGGAAAAATTATGGAAACAAGAGAGTATCTTCTCACAACTAATAAAAAGCCATTTAAGAAAAAACCTCGAAATAAACCGTTACCTAAAGCAACGCAAAAATATCTAGAGGCTGAAGAAACGTTATTCCAAGAATTAGAAGAACATCGAATTGGTTATAGACGAAAATTTCAATTTGAATCAACTAAGAATTGGCGGTTCGATTTTTATATTGTCAAGTTGAATCTATTAATAGAAATTGCTGGTAGTCCATGGTCTGTGGGTAGAGGTGGAAGGAAGATCGCAAATTCATTTAGTAAGTATGATCTAGCTCTAGATCGGGGTTATGTATTTGAGCGTCTTGAACCTCACCAAATTGAATCAGGTTATGCAATCAACTGGATTAAAAGTGAATTAGCGAGAATTGAAAATGGATCAGATCAGACCATTCCCTCCACAGGACTTACTGGATAAGGCGGATGAAGAAGAGGCTATTCGATTAGCTCCTGCAACTGATTTAATGAATTGGGTGATCACTAACTTTTTAACTATCGGTGGCCCACTGCATAATCCTGATCATGACCACATTGCTGAGCTCATCCATGATAATGAAGAGTTCTTGGCTTTTGCTTGGGCATCATCAGCTTGTATGGCTAAGAAACGTATGGTGTTAGGCCAGTGTGAAAAAGTTATGTTCCAACAAGGCGGCTGGAAGAAAGCCCGCCAAGAGCAACAAATGCGTGATTGGTTTGGTTTTGTTCCAATTTACTTAATCACAATCGATGCAAGCTTTTGTGAAAAGGCAAACGATAGCGAGTTCTGTGCATTACTTGAACATGAGCTTTATCACATCGGTGTAGAGAGAGACTCGGACGGCGAGATTATTTACAGTGAACATACTGGCCTACCTAAGCACTATTTAGCTGGTCATGATGTGGAAGAGTTTATTGGTGTTGTTAAGCGCTGGGGCGCAAATGAAAATGTTAAGCGTCTCATTGAAGTCGCTAAAAACCCGCCGTTTGTTTCTGATTTAGATATTTCTAAATGCTGTGGAAACTGTGTAATTACCTGAGCCTTAAGGCTCTTTTTTTGGCTATTTAGGTTGACGTAGGTTGACAGGATTGAGGATATGGCGGCTCTAAAAAAAGAGGTAAAACTCTTTATAGTTCGCTCACTTGCCGTATTTAATACACCCACAGAAACTGCTGAGCTCGTCAACCAAGAATACGGGATAAAAGTTACTAAACAGCAGTGTGAGAAATACGACCCGACAAAACGGGCAGGCGAGAACCTGAGCGAAGAATTAAGAAAAGATTTTGAAAAGACTCGCGAAATGTTTTTGGGTAAGCCTGAGGCAATCCCTATTGCAAATTTAGCGGTGCGTTTACAGCGCTACGAAAGCCAATATCAAAAGCACAGTAGAAACCGTGTAGCAGCTCTAAGCATTCTTAAGCAAGCTGCGGAGGACATAGGCGGCAAGTACACGAATAAGACTGAAATTACAGGCGCTGGTGGTGGTCCATTACAAAGCGAAAATATTACCTATGTGACTGCTACCGATGAGCAGGTAAGGCAGGCGATAGATGAACTTGAGAACGAATATTGATCTTGTTAAAGCCAAAGCTAAGCGGATCAAATGTGAGAAAGAACATTTATTTTTCACACGTGCTTTTTTCTTGCCACGTATGGGCTTTAAGTTTTCGGTTAATTGGCATCATGAATATATTGCCGACAAGATTGACGAGGTAATTGCGGGCAAGGTTAAAAACTTAGTAATTAATGTTCCACCGGGTAGCGGTAAAACTGAATTACTTACAAACCTTATTGCCCGTGGCATAGCGCGTAATGCTCGATCACGCTTTTTGTATTTGTCCTTCTCACAGTCACTTGTGGAGGATGTATCTGCAACAGCAAGGAACATTGTTAAGTCAGAAGACTTTCAGAATCTATGGCCTGTAAAGATTTCTGCCAGTACAGATGCTAAGTCTAACTGGAAAACTACAGTTGATGGATATGACGCAGGTCATGTTTATTCTGCATCGATGGGTGGGCAGGTCACTGGTCGCCGTGCCGGCACATTAGCGGATGAAGGCTTTACCGGTGCGATTATTCTAGATGACCCGTTAAAACCTGAGGATGCATTTAGTCAGACCGCTAGACGTAAGGCGAACAGAAAGATATTAAACACGGTCAACTCACGTAAAGCTAAATCTGACACCCCAATTATTCTGATCATGCAGCGTTTACACGTTGAAGATCCGACTAACTTTGTGTTGACGGGTAATGTACCTGGTGAGTGGGAGCAGATCAGCATTCCCGCGCTAATCGATGATGAGTACATCAGTAAGTTGCCTGAAAAAATACAGAACAAAATTCCACGTAATGTTGAGCGAGATGCGAAAGGCCGTCAAAGTTATTGGCCATTAAAAGAATCATTGCAATCTTTATTGCAGCTTGAAAAGGGTGGACAAGATAAGGACGGCGCTACGGTATCGCGTTATACGTTTGCAAGCCAATATCAGCAAGCTCCTAAAAAGCTGGGTGGTGATCTTGTTAAATCTGAATGGTTCCCGCGATATTTGGAGTTACCTGTTCTTAAGTGGCGTGCAATATGGGCCGATACAGCTCAAAAGGTCAAGAAGCATAATGACTTTTCTGCGTTCATATGTGCTGGCCTTGGCTATGACAACAACCTTTACATCATTGATGTAAAGCGTGGCAAATGGGAAGCACCAGCCCTTTTAAAAGTAGCTAAGGACTTCATTAAAAAACACAAAGATGGCAATACCCAAATCGGCAAGCTTCGATATATGGCCGTAGAGGATAAGGCGAGTGGTACCGGATTAATTCAAACCATTGCTAAAGAAACAACATTACCTATTCGGGCTATTCAGCGTGGCGATGACAAGCTATCGAGGACTATGGATGTAATTCTTTATGTTGAAGATGGCCGAGTCTTATTACCAGCAGAAGCCCCATGGTTATTGAACTATGTAGAAGAAATTGAAGGGCTCTCCGCTGATTGGTCACATGACCATGATGACCAGTGGGACCCGACCATTGATGCGATTAATGATTCGATTGCAAGCAAGCCAACTGTATTTGATTAGAGGAAATTATGGCTGAAATTAAAAAGCCCGATGCAATTGGCGATGCAGGGGCGTATACAAACTTTGTCTCAAATATTGGTACCGACCGTGACAAGGCTTCACACGGTTCATTCGTTAAGAAAGTTATTCCTGATGAGCAATTAGAAGCGGTATATCAACATTGGTTAGCTAAACGCATCGTCAACCGCCCCGCAAGTGACATGCTCCGAGCTGGTTGGTTTTATGAAGGGATTCAGGATAACGATTTATTGAAGCTTAAAGAGGCTTGTAAAGCTTTTAACCTTGATGGGGTGCTCTTATCTAGTTTGGTTCTTTCTCGCTTATATGGCGTTTGCTACGTGCTTCTAGGAACCGTAGATGGAGGCAACTTAGATCAACCATTTGATTTACACAAGTTAGGTGTTGGTCGTTTAGAGTTTTTCACGGTACTTAAAAAAAAGCAGATTGAAGCCGATACTTCAAAATACTTACCACCAAAGGAAGCAGGTGGACTTTTAAAGCAACCTGAATTTTACAAGCTTAAGCTCGATGGAAAGTCTAACCAGCGGATCCACCACACTCGTTTAATAAAATTTGGTCATGCAGATGTAGTAAATGAAGAGCCTGTTAGTGTTTTACAGGAAGTTTATGAAGATCTACTTGATCATGCCGCCGTCAAGAAGGCAACTGCCAGCCTAGTCCATGAATCAAAAATTGATGTGATTAGAACACCTAACTTGGTCGATAAGATCAAAGAGGACATGAAATCAGTAGCTGAACGTTTTCTTAGTGTCGGATTGCTTAAGGGCTTAAACGGCATGATCGTCTTGGATAAAGATGAGGAGTATGACTCTAAATCTTATAGCTTTGGTGGTTTACCTGACCTCATGCGTGAATATTCGATTCAAACTTCTGGAGCGGCTGAAATGCCATATACCATTTTGTTTGGACAGTCTCCCGCAGGCATGAATGCAACTGGAGAGCACGATACTCGGAATTATTATGACAGTATCGCAACTAAGCAAACATGGTCATTAAAGCCATTCATGATGAAGCTTTTAAAAGTGATCGTTCAAACAACATTTGGTCGTCAAATTCCAAGCCTTGATGTTGTGTTTAATCCGTTATGGCAATTGGACGGGAAAGTACGTGCGGAAGTGGAAAAATTCAATTCAGAGCGGGATCAACGATATTTAGAAATGGGTATCGTTACTGAACCGCAGATTGCACGACAGCTTGTTATTGATGGCGTTTATTCAGTAATTGATGAAAAACATATTAAAGAGCTTGAGACAATGGTGAAGCTTAATGACTACGATAATTCAGATCCTGAAACCTCACCTCCAGCAAGCGAAGAAACGTAAGAAAGGGCGGAAAGCTTCCAAGCCGAGAGCTGTGCACGTAAATCGACGTGTTGAGCTTTACTACACTCGGCAATTGTTAGCTATCTCAAACTACTGTCAGGAACAAACCAAGGAATTAGTTATTCCTACAGTAGGTCAGAACATTGGTGATGCTTGGTTTTCTGACATGATGACGGCGTTTAGGGAAAAGCTGACAAAGTATGTTGTTGAGATTTCCCGACCGTTGGCCACAAAGGTTGTGACTGATACCCATAAGGATGTAGATAAGCAAATTGCAGAGCACACCAAAACAATTATTGGTGTGGATCTAACACCGTTCTATCGAGCTGCTGATATACAGGACGAGGTAGATCTAAACATCACCGCAAATGTCAGTTTGATAAAGTCTATTCCTCAGCAATACGTCGATAAGTTGGAAGTGCTAATCACCAATGCTTTGCAAACTGGTCAAACAAATGAAGAGTTGGCAAAAGCTATTAAGCAATTGGGCTTATCTACTGATTATCGAGCGCGTCTTATTGCTAGTGATCAGATGGGTAAGATTAACGGCCAAATTAACCAAGCCAGACAGCTTTCGATGGGTGTTGAGACTTACACATGGCAAACAGCCAAAGATGAGCGAGTGCGGCCAGACCACCAACATAAACAGGGTAAAACATTTAGATGGGATTCTCCGCCAGATGGTGGACATCCCGGTCAGCCTATCCGATGTCGTTGTACTGCATTGCCTAACTATGAGGATATTTTGATTGATTAAATTTACCTATTTATGAGACTTTAATAGCTTGGTAATTAAATTTTATTTAATCATTTTATTAAGGTGGGGTAATGGAAATTAAAAATGAAATTTTAAAAGATTACGAAGATTACTGTCATAAAAAATTAGTTAGTGAGTTTGGTAATTATAATGCTGGAGCAAATGGACCAATTCATTTATATCAGCGTTATAAGTATAGAATTATTAACGCGCAACCGAGAGAGGTGATTGAGCCTCAAAATTTAGTAATACCTACTGCTCATTTAGCTGCGTATCAAAAAATTATTTTAGATATAGAGGAAGGGAACTCTTTAAATAAATATCAAAGCAGAAACCTTAAAAAGTTAGATTACAATGATGATATGTTATCTCATTGGAGAATACAGCATTTTCATTTAGGTAATGTTGTGGAAAGTGATGGGTTTGTAGAAAGAACTTCAGATTTATTGTTTATCCACTTTTCTAACTCTCAAGCACACATTATTGGTATTTTCTCACATGGCGATTGGTGCGATTTAGATATCATCGAAACTATTCATGAAAATTGGCCTAATCTACTTACTAGTTTTAAGAGTGAATCGACTAGCGAACCATTAAGCGAAGAGCAATATAAAATTTTAAGACGTAAAGGCTACAACACAACAGTTAGAGTAAAGGATGGTACAGAATATCATCCACCAGGTTTTGGTGTTGTTGCTAGTGGATCGCCTGTAGAAGCCATAACAAATGTTCAGAGGATCTTAATTACATTTGAGAGCTCATTTGATGCAATTTCTACGAACATTGATCAAATATTAGAAGCTGACCCTCAAAAAAGAACAACTGAAATAGCAACTATCGGTTTGGAGATGGATGAGGCTAATCAAAGATTTGTTTATATAATTAAGGAAACGGGCCATAGATTTACCTTAGATTACGAATAAAGAAGATTTTCATCATAGGAATTTAAATCTGATATTCCAAACCCACCAATTGGTGGGTTTTTTATTGAGCGCAATTTATGAAAACCATTTACCAACTCAAAATTGGTGACTTTGCGCCAAGTGAATCGACACGCTCATTTACCAAAGAAGGGTATTTGAAGTGTGTCAATGTTCGCTTAGCTAAAGCGCCTCAAGTACGTCAGTACTATGCGTATGAGTTTCCATCACTGGAAGGTTATACCGCTGATCAAATCATCAATGTCTACACGCCTGCAGAGGAGCTTTTCAAACCTGAGGCTATTGAAAGCTTCAATGGTGTAGACGCTACTGACTATCACCCGCCTAAGAATGAAATTAACGCTTCAAATTGGAAGGACTATCACATTGGCTATTGTGAGAACGTCCGGCAAGAAGGTGATTATCTGGTAGGTGATTTACTCATTAAGGACAAGATCAGTATTGATTTGATCCAAAGTAACGAGCGGCTAGAAATGTCGCTTGGCTATGGAGCCTTATTAATCGTTGAGCAGGGTACGGCGCCAGATGGTACGCCGTATCAAGCCAAATTCATCAACTTTATCGGTAATCACGTAGCACTTGTTAAATACGGTCGCTGTGGTGGTGATTGCCGCATTGGTGACAAACAGCAAACTCCACCAAAGGGGAAAACAATGGAAGTAATTGTAAACGGTATCCGCTTTAACGTCGGCGATAACACGCCCTTAGCAGATGCATTAAAGCAGCAACAAGAGCAGTTGGAAAACATGAAGGCTGCAAAACTTAAAGTGGGCGATAAGCAATTTTCAATCGGTGATGAATTGAACGCTGTTCAAGCGGTCGTAGATCAATTGCATACCGATAAAACTACGCTTGAGCAAAAAGTCGGTGATCTGGAGAAGAATCAGATGACACCAGAAAAGCTTGAACAAGCGGCAACAGAACGTGCTGCTGTGATTGCGGATGCTAAAGCATTGGTGCCATCAGTTAAAACTGAAGGCTGCACATGTGAGCAAATCAAGCGTGATGTAATTGCTGCTAAAGCGGGTGATGCATTAGTAACAGCTTTGATGGGTAGCATGTCGGTAGGCGATGCAAAGCCTGAGCAGATCGATACAACTTTCCGTGCCCTCTGTGCTGTGAAGGGTACTCAACCTTCTAACCCTGTAGGTGATGCACTTCACCAGCAACAAAGTATTAAAGCTGGTGATGGCAACCCAGCAGGCGGTGGGGATGAAAAGACCTACAGTAAAGAAAACGCATACAAAACAATCTAAGGGGATGTAAATCATGGTTAAGCAATACGATGCTGCACCCGGTATGAAGTTTCACCTCATTGGGCCAGAGGATATTTTATCCCTGCCTGTGGCTGGTACCGGTTTGGTGAACGATGGTGACGTGGTTGTACGAAGTACGGATGGAAAAACAGTTTCAGCGGTAACCGGCGCAACCAACACCAAGTTTGGAATTATCGTACGTCACGGCGTAGGTAAATCAGGCAAAACGGCAGATGGCAAAGAAGCCTACAAAGCAACAGATGTCGCGCCAGTTATGACAATCGGCTCAATTTACGTGAAGGTCACGGCACCAGTCACTGACATCAACGCAAAGGTTTATGTCAAAACAGCTAACGGCACCACAGCAGCGCCGTTAGGTTCTTTATCCCCAACAGCAACAGACGGTACAGAGTTACCGAACGCATCTTGGGAAACAATTTCAAATGAACAGGGCTTAGCTGCTGTTCGCTTACGTGGGGCATAATAATTATGAGTAAATTGGCAGCAATGAAGCTACGTTTAACACCAGTAGCTCAAGTGGTTCAGGCAACTATTGGTGATGCGTTTAACCTAGATGCTTTAGCTCAATTGTTCGTTAAATTGGAAGAATTTAACGAAATGGATCCTCAGCTTCAACAAGTGATGGATTACGCTAAATATATTCCTGTTAAGCCAGTGAATGGTGTTTTTGGTGGTGGTGAAGTACTTACACGTAAAAAAGGTGTTGGTATTGGTAAGGACCATTCAGGCACAGGTAATGACATCCCTGTAGCAGAAGTTGACTATGACAGCGTTTCACTACCTATTAAGGTTGGTACCATCAGCTATTGGTATTCAGTTCTTGAATTAGAAACTGCTCAAAAAATGAATATTCCCCTTGAAGCTGACAAAGTGCAAGCGGCGCGATTAGCTGCAGAAAAACACTTAAGCAATATTGCTTGGTATGGCAACGAGCTTACAGGGGTTAAGGGCTTCTTAAATCAGACTGGTGTAACCATTGTTACAGCCCAACATAACTGGGCTACTGCAACCATTGAAGAAGTACTAAGTGACTTCAACGCAAGTTTGGCAGATGCTGAAGAACTTATCGATGGGGACGTGTCTGTACAACCGGATACGTATTTGATGGCATCAAACCAGTACTTACACCTTTCTACCCGTGTAGTTGCTGATTCTGGCGGCAAGACATTCTTAAAATTCATTGAAGAAAATAACATCTTCGCATCGCAAGGTAAGCCATTAACGATCCGTGGTCTAGGCCGTTCAAATGGTAAAGGTACGGCTGGCGCTGACCGTTCAATTATTTACCGCCGTGATCCGTCATGCATTCAAATGAAATGTAATGATGTTACTTTCTTGGCTGCTCAACCAGTTGGTGTAGATATCAAAGTGCCTGGTCATTACAAATATCAAGGCGTGTGGTTGAAGCGTGTTGATTCTCTTCGCTACTTGGATCACGTGTAAGGATTAAAACAGTATGAAGTATTCTTATATCTATAGCGGCTTACAGGCCGCTTTTGTTTTTTCTGGCATTGCTGTTTTGCCTACAGGCACCCCAACTCTTGTGGATGAAGAAGCACACAAGAAGCTCACTAAAAATAAGTTTGCTAAACATCTTATTGATATCGGTGAACTTGAAGTTCAGGAAATCCCAGATGATGAGCCAAAAGCAGCGGGTAAAACTGGTGGTCGTGGCGGTAAAAGCGGCAAGCAAAACGATGCAGCAGGTGATGCGGCAAAAGCTGCAGAAGAAGCTGCTTTGGCCGCCGTGAAAACTGAATTAACAGAGCTTGAAGTTACGTTCAGTGACGATGAAACACTTGAGCAGTTAAAAGCTAAGTTAGCTCAGGCTAAGGAATAAGGTGGACCTATGGACGTACAAACGTTTCGTGAAAAGTTCTCGACTGATTCGAGTTTAATGTCTTTGCCAGATGCAAGAATTCAGGATGCATTAGAAGAAGCGGATCTGATTGTTTCTCAAATTGAGTTCGGGGCATTAAAGGAACGTGCTGTAGGTCTATATGCAGCACATATTCTTAAAGTCGGAACCATTAGCGGCAATGGCGCTGCTTTTGGTACTGCCTCAAGCATGACAATTGCTGGCCAAAGTGTGAGTTATTCACGATCATCGAAAGAAGCTTTCTATGATCTAAGCATGTATGGCCAACGCTATCTTGCGTTAAAAAATTCAATTCCAATTGATGATGAAGGCACTAACCCTAACCGTTTAGGCGTTGGTGTTTTTGTTGTATAGGAGAATCACATGCCTTTTAAGTATCAGGCACCAGAAGGTTACAAGCCAACCAAACTCGTTATTGCTGGGCAAAACCTAGATATCAAAAACGGCGTTTTGGATTCGGATAATGACATTATCCATATTTTAAAGCCCTTAGGTTTTGAGCGTTATGTTGAAGTTGTTGAGCCAAAGAAAACGGCAGCATCTGCTAAAGAGTAATTAAGTTATGAGCGATTATCGTGTTGATGCTCAGGTCAATTTTGATGAGATGAATAATCGCGTTAGGTTTGAAATAAGACGCACGGTTAACGCTCTTACTTTGCGCTTACAGCGGATTGTTCAGGAAGACATGTTAAGTGGCCAACGACTAAAAGTTCAGTCAGGCCGCTTACGTGGATCCGTTTCATCAAAGGTGGATGAGGATAAGGATTCCATTGAGGGAACCGTGGGAGCTGGCGGTGCTTTGGTGCCTTATGCACCTGCACATGAGTTTGGTCTAAATGGTGCTTTGGGTGTTAAAGCACACCTAAGGACAATTAAACAGGCGTTTGGCCGACCTATTTCACCTGTTCAGGTCAATATTAAGGCCCATTCTAGGAATGTTCGGTTTAGAGAATTGCGGTTCATGCGTGATTCACTGGATATCGTGGCCAAGATTGTGCCGAAAAATATTGATGCTGCAATTCAGCGAGGTATAGCAGGTGGATAGTGAAGCAATTTATCAAGCGCTGTTTGATCGGTTAAGTACAAGGGTAGAAGGGCTCAAAACAGTAAGTCGCCGTTTACGTCACTTTAATAATGTATTGCCTGATGAACGGCCTGCCATATTTATCACTCAAGGCAATCAGCAAGAAGTACCGGTACATGGTATGGATTCAAAAGTTGAACTTGCTGCTGAAGTTTATATCTACATCCATGAGGCTGATAGAGCTAAGCCCCCATCATCACAGATGAATATTTTCATCGATCGTGTACGTGAAGCTATTAAGCCTGACCATCCAGATTTAAATGAATGTCAAACCTTAGGAGGTTTGGTAGAGCATTGCTGGATCGAAGGCACAATAGAAGTGTATGAAGCAGTAGAAAACATGCTGGATGATCAGGCGATTGCCATTATTCCTATCCGGATCCTCACAACCAATTAACAAAATATTCATTTTATGACCGCCTCTATGGCGGTTTTGTCATTTTAGAGAGGTCAAAATAAATGGCTCAATATTTATTTGGTGCCGGCAAGATCTTTGCTACACCGATTCAAGATGTATACGGGCAACCGATTATTAATCCCACACCAGTAGAAGTGGGGGTGATGCAATCCGTTGGTGTGGATATTAGCTATGACTTAAAAGAGCTTTTCGGTCGTGGTCAATTCGCCGTTGATGCAGCACGCGGTAAAGGTACCATTAAATGTAAAGCTTCATTCGGGCGTATTAACGGTACTTTGTTAAATTCCATTTTTTTCGGTGGCGTTGTAGCTGAGGGTGGAATCGAAACCGTTTCCCAAACTATTAATGGTGAAGTTATTCCGGCTGGTGGTTCAGTTACTCCGGTTGTTCCTAACAGTGGTACGTTCGTAAAGGATCTAGGCGTAACAGATGCGAAAGCAATCCCGCTTAAACGTGTAGCTTCGGCGCCAGCAACTGGACAATACAGCGTGGATGCAGCAACTGGTGCTTATACATTTGCTGCTGCAGATGTGGGTAAAACGGTATTTATTAACTTCCGTTATTCAGCAATGGTAGCGGGTGCTAAGTCAATCACTGTATCTAACCTAGATATGGGTTATACGCCAGAGTTTGCCGTTGACCTTCAACGTGACTACAAAGGTAAGTTCATGCACATGAATTTCTTCCGTTGTACCAGTAACAAACTTGGATTCAGTTCAAAACAGGACGATTACGATATTCCTGAGTTTGAATTCCAGCCTATGGCTGATGACCTTAACCGTGTTTTCAAAATCGATTTATCGGAGTAATGCCAGATGCAATTTAAGCAAGTTGATAACCCGCGTGGTAATAGTAAAGAGATTGCTGGTCGGTCTTGGATTTTTGCTCCGGCTCCATTGGGTACGCTTGAGCGATTTGAAGAACAATTGAAATCAAATAATGTTCCCGTTTCAGTAATTATTGATATGGCCCATGTTTGTCTTAAGCGAAATTACCCGGATATTACCCGCGAATACGTTGCTGACGAAATTGTAGATATGGCCAACATGGAAGAAGTTTTAGCCCTAGTAACTAAAACATCTGGCTTGGAATATACAGGTTCACCAAAACCAGCAGGTGAATCTTCGGGGGAATAAACTGGGAGGAGCTGTACACGCATTTAGTGCTGACAATGGGTAAAGATTACGACTATGTACGTAATGAAATGGATCTGCCTAGATTAAGAGCATTAGGTGCGTATCAGCAAAATAACCCTCCCACCAATATCGGAGTGCAAAGGCTTTGCCGTATCTTGGAAGCTTTTATGGGAATTAATGAAAGTCAGCCAGTTAATACTGAATCAGAAGACGATGACGATTTAATTGAGGTCTTAAGCAATTTCCCACAGGGCGGCTGAGGTCGCTCTGTAAGGTATTTTTTATTATACTACCCACAATTTTAAATAATAGATTTTGATAGTGAATAGTATGGAATGGTTTATTAAAATTGCACCTATTGTAATATCATTTATATTGCCCTTATTAAGAGATTGGATAAATAATTTAAGATTAAAAAATAAGGAAAATACCACGAGTCTACGAGCTAATTTTGATAATGCTGAAGATTTTGAAGAAATACAAAATAGTTCTTGCTCTCAGTTAGCTAAAGATAGATATGCTAAGATATTGTTCAATAATGAAAATATAAATAATGAAGAAGCTATTTTATTCATGGGTTTTAAGGATGCAGATTATTGGGTTAAAAGATATCTACCTGTAAAATATAGAGTAAAAATAATTAGAGATTTAGATGGTAATTTTGTTGATTTCGAATCGAACTATACATGGAAGAAAAGTTTTCTCTGGTATTCAGTATATTTTTTATCAATGTCTATTTTTGCAACACCTTATATTTTCTTTAAACAATATAATTTGGAGGTTCAGCAGACAATAATTCATCAGAATTACTTGTTAACAGTTGAACTTGTCTTATTCCCATTATTCTTTTTAGCTATTGGTATATTAAGTATTAATGAGAAACAGAAAAATACTGATGCAAAGAATTTTGTAATTGAATTCAAAGAGAGGGCAAAATTATCTTAAAAATAATTAGAGTCTTTAATTGTGCTGCAATATTGATATTCTCAATTAATGTTTGTGCCAAGCCAGTTAAGGAAATGACTATTGAGGAAAAATGTGAAGTATTTAGAGATGTTTCAGGGACATATTTAGATAATTATTTTAATGGTCAAACTAGAGAACAACAGCATGCATTCATTGACCAACACGCTGGTGATCCTGATTCGGCTGAGCTTATAAAGAGACAGATAGATGGAATCTATGATCATATCCCATTAATTATATCTTTAAGAGAACGTGAGCTGTATAAAGTATCGTATTCTTCAATGATCTATGGTGGATGTATTGAAAGCCAGAAGAATACCAAGTGACTCAATAAAGTTTAAAAAACAGCCTAAGGCTGCTTTTTCATTTCCAAAATATAAATGGATATAAAGGATTTCTCTAAAAACATATAGAAAAATCTATCTTTACCTAATTTTTTTATACGTTTATGTATATTTTCTCTAATTTTTTATACGTTTATGCATAAAATAGGCTATAAATTTATAGTTTTGCCTATATTTTCATAGCCTGTTTATATTTGGAATTTTCGTCACTATGTCTGATGCTAACGACAACCATCGTCTCACACCTGAACAGTTGCGCCATGCTGGTGAATTGTTATACGGAAACCAATGGCAGAGTGATTTAGCTAGAGCTTTGGAGGTGGATGCACGTCGTGTAAGAGATTGGCTTCAGGAAAGAAGACCTATTCCTGTGGGGGTTAAAGTAGAGATTATTCAATTATTGAAGCAGAATAGTTTAGATACAGCTAATTTCGCAAAAGCACTCGATATTCTAGAAGAGTAAGAAGTATATAAAATTTGATGTACCCTAAAATTAGGGTACAATGATTCATCAGGTATGCCTGTATGTGGCAGCCTTCCTACGGTCACGAGGTGAATCATTATGAATACTATTGCAAATATAAATGATAAAGAAATTTCCGTTATTAACTATAAGGCTATTCCAGTCGTAACTACCAAGATGCTTGCTGACTTCTATAGTTCTGATACAGATAACATTAAGCAAAATTACTCACGTAATAGAAGTCGTTTTATTCAAGGTAAACACTTTTTTAAGCTCGAAGGTGTTGAGTTAAAGGATTTTAAGGACTGGGTGACTTTAAGTCACTCAGTTGAAATTAGTAAAAATACTCGAGCCTTAATCCTTTGGACTGAACGTGGCGCTGCACGTCATGCCAAGATGCTAGACACAGATCAAGCTTGGGAAGTGTTTGAGCAATTAGAAGATTGTTACTTCCATCGAAAAGATATTCTGTCCAAAACACATAAGTCAGAACGTGAACCACTCACCAGCGCTGTAAATATGCTTGTGTCTAAAACCAAGCACTTGAACTATAGCGAAGCATATAAATTAGTTCATCAACGGTTCAATGTTAAAAGCATCGACGAAATTCCATACGATGTAATTCCAATCGCCGTCGAGTACGTACATCACTTGATTGCTTTATATAGACAAGCTGATAAGAAACAGCAATATGAATCTAAACATGTGGATTCTATAGCTCGCCATATGCTCTGGCTTAATCACTGGTGGTCAGAATTTGGCGATTCTATCCGAAAACTTGGTCCATCTATGGGACATGGAATCCATGACCATTTTAAGTTCGGTGCTGAAGATGCAAGACAGTTGGTAGGGCGAGACGTCTACATGCCTATATTTGAATTAGCTAAAACTCATGACTGGCATAAAGAAGGGATAGGATTTAAAGACCTAAATGACTGTGGTAGCTCAGGAATAATTCATTCTTAATTTTAATTTTTACCGCTCGTAAGGGCGGTAATTTTGTAATTAAATATTTCTATAAAGAATCAAATATTCATAAATGAATAATAACTGCGTTATTAATTTATAACTTAGATTATGAATTTAGTTTCATACAAGGTAATACAAGGTAAGTTATAAGTTAAATAATGAATTTTATAATTTATTTAATAACAAAGTTATTTATATATGAATAATTGGGATGTTACAAAATACAGCAGTTGTTTGGTAAACATCTAGTTATTTAAGTGCAACTCTTATAAAGTAAAAGCCAGAACTCTTCCATATAGAAAACTGTTTTAACCAGCTTGTTAACTTTGTGGATAAAAAAAAGACCAAGTACTGCAATACTTGATCTTTTTTGTGGTTCAGGTGGTTTCTCGTAACTGCAATCACGAGAGACCTTAATTTCTAACCGCTGCTGACCAGCACAAATTAAGGATACTTAACATGTAAAACGGTTAAAAATTAACTTTAGTAAAGCATGCTTTACTAACTTTAGTTAGTAAATATTAGTCTAGAGGTTTATGTAAGTAAACATTTTGTTTACTTTATTAAACCTTTGGTTTAATCCACTAAACATTTCGTTTAGTAGGTTTCTCTTTTCCTAATTTACAACTAACTAATAAAATTTATTTTTTCGTTTTATTTCCTTGATTTTGTAGCGTAGCGAAACTCTTTATAAGAGGACTTGCATATGCATAAACCCCATACATTACACAATTCTTTAATTCCAGTTGTGGATGCTACAATTGGTGGAGAGGTTCAACCTTGTGTTGACGCCCGTACTTTACATCAATGGCTGAAAAGTGGAGATCGTTTTGCTGATTGGATAAAGAAGCGAATCAAAACATATGGATTCATTGAAAATGAAGACTTTGCTTGCCTTTCGGTAATTTCCGAAACCCAAAGAAAAGATGGCCAAAAAGGTAAGGCAAGACAAACGGATTATCTTTTGACCTTAGATGTTGCCAAAGAACTATCAATGGTGGAAAACAATGATCAGGGGCGAATCGCACGTCGTTACTTTATCCAATGTGAAAAAGCATTACGCCAATCTGCTTTTAACTTAATAGATCAGTTTAATAGAGCTGTATTAGAGTTTGAAAATTTAACAGATATAGCATCTAAAGCGGGCCGAACGTTATGTTTAGTCGGAAAGCAATATAAGCCGAAAGCAAAACATAAAGTTGAAGAGTTAAAACTCAAGATGCAACCACTTTTAATATAGATAATTAAACAAAAAGCCACCCTCGGGTGGTTTTTTTATGCCTGAGGAAAACTGAAATGGCGAATAACCGCGTAGAAGTTCATATTGGTGCTAAGACCTCTGAGCTGAAAAAAGGTATGGATGATGCTGAAAAAATTGTCAGTGATTCTGCCAAGCAAATTGAAAATACTACTAAAGGTGTGAACTTTAAGTTTAATCTTTCGGGAATTAAACGCCAGTTTGATGATGTTTCAAAATCAATTGCAGACGGGTTTAATAAACAGATTGGGGATGCTTTAAGCGGGTCACGTTTAGGTTCTGCTTTTGATGGTATTACTTCTAAATTAGGAGCTCTGCGTGGTGGTGCACTTGTTGCAGCTGGAGCGGTTGCAGGACTGGCAGTAGGTGGTACTGTAGCAGCTACAGCGGGTTTAGCAACATTGGCAATTGAAGTAGCTAATAACAATGTTGAACTCGCCAAATTTTCAGCCTTAGCAAATACCTCAATACAGTCATTTCAGGGATTATCTGGTGCCGCACAAACTTTAGGTTTTTCACAAGAAAAACTCTCAGACATGATGAAAGACTTCAATGAAAAGATTGGTGAGTTTGCATCAGTAGGATCTGGTGGGGCTAAAGATTTTTTTGAGCAAATCGCCGTTAAAACGGAGTCTGGCGCTGAGGGTGCTAAAAAACTAGCTGAAGAAATGTCCAAGATGGATGGTGTAGAAGCCTTACAGACTTATGTTGATAAGCTGGAAGAGGCTGGAGTCAACCAGCAGCAAATGTCTTTCTATCTTGAGAGTATGGGCTCTGATCTCACTGGGTTAATTCCAATATTGCAAGATGGCGGTAAGCTTTGGAAAGAATACCAGTCTGCTATGGAAGAAGCAGGGATTATTACTGGTGAAGAGGCAATTCAAAAATCCATTGAATTAAAGGCTCAAACTGAAGTACTTCAAATGCAGTACACCGGCTTAAAAAATCAATTGGCTCAAGCAGTGATGCCAGCTTTAAGCGGTGTTATTAGTCATTTTATGAATGGCACTACAAAAGGTGGAGCATTTACCGGTGTTATTCAGACATTAGGCTCAGTTGCTAAAGGCGTTGCAGTTGTTATTGTTGGGCTTGGAGCTGGATTACAAAATCTTGTGCGATTAATGTCTGGTGTGATGAGTAATCTAAGGACTATTGGAAGTACTGCCGTAAACTTTGTAAATGCGGATGGTATCCTGGCTAAAGGTAAGGCTCTGGCGGGTGGCGTTAAGGCAATCTGGACTGAAACCAAAGATACTGTGGTTGATATTGCTGGTACCACCAAAGCCGCAATTAATTCAGCTTCTAATATCTTTAGTGGAACACCCTCATTTGATCGTTTATCTCAAGCCAAAATAGATATCCAAAATGCTCAACTTGGTAGTAGAGGTGGTAGAAAAGGGGTTACTTCTGGTATCGGACAAAATAAGGCACTCAATCCTGATGGGGGTAAATCAAATAAGGCAAAGCAGGGTAAATCTGATGCTGTGCGCCAAGCTGAAGAAGCAGCTAAAGCACTTGCTGATATTCGGTATAAATATGCATCTGAAGAAAAGAAAATCGCTTTAGATCTGCAAAAGGCATTAGATGAGATTGAAAAATCTAAAATGTCTGAAGCTGAAAAAGCCGCTGCCAAAGTCAAAGCCGAAAAGGATGCCTCAGACAAAATCATTGCTATCCGTTTAAAAGAGTATGAGGACTATAAAAAAGCTCGTGAAGAACAGATAGACAATTATCAAGAGCAAGCACAGCGCCTTTATGAAATTGAGGCAGCGCGCATACAAGCTGAGTTCGATGCCAAGAAGATTTCAAATACCCGCAAAGTTCAACTAGAGAAGCAGCTTGAAGATCAGTTACGCGAAATAAAGCGTCAAGGTCTATTAGAACGTTTAGCTCTGGAAAATGAGCAAACAGGCATTACAGGCAAGCAAGGAAATCAAAACCAAATCACGAACAAGATTTCGGATTTAGAGACGGATCAGAAAGTTGCTGACACTAAGTCTATGGGCTTAATCAGTGATGCGGAAATGAAAGACTTTGAAGCTAAGTTTGGCGGGTTCACTTCTCGACTTTCTAACCTTTGGGATCAGGGCATCCAATCACTAATGAATGGTACTCTGACTTGGAGTAATGCTACTAAAGCTGTTCTAGCCGATATGGGGGCATTTGCATTGCAATCGGCCACAAAGGAGCTACAAGGCTGGCTCAGAATACAAGCCATTAAGCTAGCGCGAAAGCTTGGGTTTGTCGGGGCAGAAACAGCGGCTGAGGCATCAGGTCAAGCGGCTCAAACAGGGGCAACAATTGCAGGTGAAGCAACAAGAACTAGCGTTACTGCTTCAGGTGGTTTAGCTCGTTTGGGTTTAAAAGCTGCTGAAGCGATCAAGGGCATCATGATGTCCGCTTGGGAAGCAATGGCCGGAGCTTTTAAAGCGATGGTCGCAATTCCGTATGTCGGTCCAATTTTAGCCGTTGGTGCTGGTGCGGCTGCTTTTGGTCTGGTTGCTGGTCTTGCGGGCAAGATTAAATCTGCTCGAGGAGGTTACGACATTCCTTCAGGTGTGAATCCAGTCACTCAACTTCATGAAGACGAAATGGTTTTACCTTCGCAACATGCAAATACCATCCGTGAGATGGGTAAAGCTTTACGTAGTGGAGCAAGTTTTGGAGCAGCTGCAGTTGCAGAAGGTGGTGGTGCTGGAGCAACCATTAATATTAGTGCAATTGATGCCAAGAGTATTCAACGGCTCTTTAAGAGCAATGGTCGTGCAGTTGCTAGTGGCTTGCAAAGTTATGCCCGTGGATTTGGTAAGAATGGTAAATAAGGAGGTGTAAGTGTCAAACGTTGTATTTCCAGAATTACCTGGTCTTGAATGGGATACATCTATTACTCCCATGTTTAACACCAAAATCATGACCTCAATTAATGGCCGAGAGCTTCGAGCAAGCTTTCAGGCCGTACCTAAATATGAAATCTCGTTATCGTATGCATTTTTGCGTGAAAATAAGGGAAGAAAGGAATTGCAACAGCTTCAAGGGTTTTATTTAGAGCGTCGAGGTGCTTTTGATTCGTTCCTCTTCAAAATGCCTGAGGATAATGAGTTTAATTGCACTTTTATTAGTGATGGGACTACTACGACTTTCCAGTTATACAAGGAAATGTATACAGATAAAATGCCCTTAGTGAATACACAGGGGAAAATTTTTGGGAGTGGTGAAGTAGATCCTAATATGTGGAATCAGGCACCATCTAAAACCATGTGGAACCCAAATCAGGAAAAACTGATGTGGAATACCTTAACCGCTCAAATTACTTCAGATGGAAAATATATCATTTCTCAACCATTTGAAGAGGGGCAAGATATAACCATTACTGGTACTTATTATTATCGATGTCGTTTTAAAGATGATACACAAGAATATGTCAATTTTATGCACAAGCTTTGGAAAGCTGGAAAAGTTGATTTGATTGGTTCATTAGGGAACAAGATATGAGACAAGCCTCTCCAAAACTTATAGCATTATTAGATGCAGATCAGTTCATTATGGCCGATCTGTATACCATCACTACCATACAGGGCATTGAGTATCGCTATACAAGCTATGACGTTAATTTGACCGTGCAAGGTAAAGAATTCCGTGCTAATGGACCAATCATTAGTCGGGAAGGGACTAGCCTTTCTTTGGGCATTGAAGTGGACAACTTGTCAATCACTATCGAGACTACTGAAAATACCAAGTTTGGTGATGTGCCTGTAGCTCAAGCTTTCCATAATGGGATTCTTGATGGAGCTCGGTTTAAACTTGAACGTATTTTCATGGATATGAATACACCAACTGATACTAGTGCTGGAACATTGGTCTTATTTGAAGGGCGTATTGTTGAGCCTGAGCTCAATCGATATGAAATTAACGCAAGTGTGGTTTCTGATGTTGATAATTTAAAGCTTCAAATGCCACGGAATCTCTATACACCAGGTTGCTTAAACACTCTGTTTGATAGTGCATGCGGATTATTAAGTGCTGATTTTGCTGTAAATACATCAATTGGTACCAATAGTACGCCTAACCGCATACTTTGCGATTTAAGCCAGCCACAAGGCTGGTTTACTCAAGGTGTAGTGGAGTTCTTAGAAGGTGCAAATATCGGAATTAAACGAACCGTACGCTTGCATGAAGCTGGTTCGCTCATCCTTACTTTGCCTCTATTAAAAATGCCAAAGATAGGCGAGGCGATTCGTGTTTATCCCGGTTGCGACAAACGATTAGAAACTTGTGAAAATCGCTTCAATAATCGTGCGAGATTCCGAGGTGCACCATTCGTACCAATTCCTGAAACTTCAATTTAGAAAAAGCTCTGCGTTTGTCAGAGCTTTTTTATTTTTATGGTGAGAAAAATGTCTTTAACACTACCACTACCAAGCAAAGAACAATTCACTGGTCCAAGAGTTACTGAGCAAGGTTTTAAGACTGCACAAAATCAATTGGTTGATTATATTGCTGCATTGATTCCATACATTAATTCATTGGTCATTAATGCTAATGAAGACGCTCTAAACAATATCCTTAAAGATGCGATAGATGCAGCAGCAGCTGCCGGAGCAGGTGCTAATGGTTGGACTGACTTATTAATCAAGACAGAGGATGGATCAACACAACGGGATATTAATGAAAGATCATTAAAAAATGGGGAATATGCGCCGGTATTGGGTTCCCCTGTAAAACTAAAACTCAATCCAATTATGGCCAGTTTTTTATACGGTATCAGTGATCCAACTCATAAAGACGATGATTTAAACAACTTCCGAGGTTTAAACAATCCTGATGCATATCATGATTCAAACGTGGCAATTGGCGCGGTATCATTTGGACGGAATAACCCTCCATTTGCATATCTTTCACTAGCTGGCGGGCATGATTGTGTGCCATTTGGTGTTGCTTCATTTGTGTTAGGTGCTGGCTCGTGTACTGGTAACCCTGATGTTCCAAATGATGGGGCTAATTTTGGATACTGTTCATTAGCAGTAGGTAAAAATACCCAAGCCAGAGGACGTATTTCTAACGCAATGGGGGAGCGTTGTTTATCTGAAAGCCGCTATTCATCGACAGATGGTTATAAATCTATTGCGGGGAAAAGACTACCAACTCACCCTAATTATAGCCTATATGGTGATGATGGTGTTGAAGGAGCAGCTTCACGAGCACATGGTTATAGAGCAGAGGCATACGGAAATTTTGCTTTTTCATACGGTACATTTCTACTTGCTTTTAACGGTGCGCAAGTTATCGGTAAGGGAATTAATGAAGGCTCACCTCTTGAGATAAGTAAAAGAGGTTTGGGACTTGGTTATAACGTTGATGTCCCTACAATATTTTGTCAAGAAGGTCCTGGCGAAAATGGGGCGCATGCGTGGGTTGGTTTCAATACCGCCGAGCCGCTGACTAAATATGATTTTCGTTTAGGCAAATCAGACACGGTAATTCATCATATTGAAGCAGAGGGAAACCCAGATGTTTTAACTGCTAATGAGATCAAAGGTAGGTTGGGTGACGGTAGTTATGCGAGTCTATATAACGTTATTGTGACACATCCAAATGCTGGTCAACCTTATGCTACGGTTCAATATCGCATTAATGGCACTGAATTCCTAACAATTGATCCAACAAGGCGGGCTAAATTCAATGGCGCTATTGAGACTTTATCTGGCTTGTATGTGGAGGGTAAGCGATTAGTTGGTGGTCAGTTACCTGCAATTCCGGACTTACCGGCAAATGCTTCACTTTCAGATGTTATTGTGAAAATTAATAAACTTTTAGCAGGACTTAGAGAAGGCACGGGTCATGGTTTAATTGCAGAATAATTAAGTAATACCCATAGTTAATAAATATTTTGCTATGGGAATTACATGATTAGAAGTTTTTTAAAAGCTTGTAGCAATGATCGCAAACAGGTTTTGAAATGTTATTGGCATAATAAATAATTATACCGCTCTCGAATTCACCGGTAGTGTATTTTTTAATAAAATTTTGTTTAGTATCTTCATTGAAATTTTTAAATACGTGGATTAAATCTTGCCAATAAGTTTTAATTAATTCTGAGCGCTCTTTAAATTCATTATCAATTAATTCATGTAAATGCTTGTCAGAAAGAAAAGTTTTTAAAATTTTGGATGCCTCTAAATGCTTGGAATGAATTTTTTGTCTGTGGCTTTCAATTATAGGAGTTATTGAGTTAATTTCCTTTAGGTCATCATAATTTATTATCATCGAAGATAGCATTTCTCTTACATATTCAATTTCACTTAGATAGTTAAGGATAAATTTTTCTTTCCGTTGTTCTTTAATTTGATGCTTCCATCCATCAAAAAGTAAATATGCGGCAACTGGGGCGTAAATCGTAGCAGACCACGAAAGAAGCCCTATCTTTAGATTGTTTATTTCTGAAACTGCTAACGGAGGTATTATTTCTTTATAAATGATCAAACTTATAAGTAATATAACTAAATAAGATCCAATTAATTTTAAAGGTAGATAAAAATTATTCATAAGATTTGAACTTTACATTTATTAAGAAACGGTTTTTATAAATTACTTATCTTAATTCTTAGCCTCAAGTACTTATTTTGAAAAATACGATCGAATGTGAGTAAGTTTAATGAAAGATATTAATTCAAAAGTCGTGAAAGAAGCATTAACGTGGCTCGGCACCCCTTATCACCACCAAGGTCGTGTAAAGGGTGTTGGTGTTGACTGTGGTACTTTGATCTGTGAAGTTTATGAGAAAGTAGGCTTGATGGATCATTTGGATCCACGACCATATCCACCTGATTGGCACATGCACCAGATGGGACAACGTTATTTAGAGCTCATTTTAGGTGTATGTGATCCGGTCGAAGGCCCTCCACAACCGGGTGATATTGTTTTATATCATTTTGGCAAATGCATCAGTCATGGTGCAATTGTCATCGAGTGGCCACAGGTCATTCACAGTTATATCCATCAGGGAGTCATTATTCAGGATGGAACCAAAGGAAGTTTAGCCCGCCGGATAGCGGGCTTTTTTCGTATGAAGAGGCTTAAATAAATGGGTGGATTATTTGGTGGTACTACTATTAGTACAACGGATACCCGTATTAACTCTATGCGGATCCAGCAGTCAGCTTATGGGCTTTGCCAACCATTGGTTTATGGCAAAACCCGTGTTGCGGCTAATATGTTTTGGTATGGAGATTTTACCGCTACTCCTCATACAACAGTTCAAAAGTCTGGTGGTAAGGGTGGAGGTACTAAAACCAGTAATACCACCTTTAGTTACAGCTCCTCTCTAATGCTTGGTTTATGTGAAAACCAGATTAAAAAGATTGGCCTGATTTGGGTAGACAAAGATCAATATGTACCTAAACAAGAAGGATCTATTAGTTTAGATCCCATCGACCAGTTAAAGTTTGAATTATTTGATGGTAATAATAACCCGACGTGGGGTTGGTTAGTCTCAAAGCATCCAGAACAGGCAATTAACTATCCGTATCTAGGATATGTGGCGTGTGCTAATTATGAGATGGGTAATAGCGCCAGTCTTTCCAATCATAATTTTGAAGTGATCAGTACTATTACACTATCTGAAACGATCGATGATGCTAATCCTGCTGATGTTATTGAAGATTTCATCACTCATCCACGTCATGGTGCGGCCCCAAATCTTAACATTGCCGATCTGGAAGAGTTTAGAACCTATTGCCGAGCAGCTAATCTCTTAATTAGTCCCGCATTCACTGAACAACGACCAGCATATGAAACAATCAATGAGATTGTCGAGGCGGTTAACTGTGCTGTGGTACCTAGCCCAGATGGTTTAAAGATACGTGCTTTCGGGGACTCTGCAATAACGGGTAACGGCGTTACGTTTACACCTGATCTCACACCGGTTTACCACTTAACTGATGATGACTTTATTGGCGATGATGAGCCAGTACGTGTGCGCCGTAGCCGTGACACAGATGCCTATAATCATGTGCAGATTGAATACATTAATCGCTATAACCAGTACAACACTGAAACTACAGAAGCCAAAGATCAAGCAAATATTGAAATGTTTGGTTTGCGTACTGAGGATCCTGTGAAATGCCATTACTTCTGTGAGCCAAAAATAGCCCGTCATGCAGCACAGCTTCGCTTACAACGATTACTTTATGTGCGTAATGAATATGAATTTACCTTAGGTTGGAAGTACTGCCGGCTAGAGCCAATGGATATCGTTACCATTACTGATGAAGCTTTAGGTTTAAATCATTTCCCTGTTCGTATTACACGTATTGAGGAAGATGAATTCGGCGAATTAACGATTACAGCTGATGAACTAGCTGTAGGTTCAAGATCTGCCATTGAATATGATTCACAGGCATCTAATGGTTATCAGGGAGGTAATGAAGAGCCGGGTAATGTAAACGCACCATCTATTTTTGAGCCTCCGCTGGATCTTACAGATGGTAAGAATCAAATATGGATTGCTGTCTCAGGTGAGGTTAATTGGGGTGGTTGTAATGTTTGGGCCAGCCTTGATAATACGACTTATGAAATGATTGGTACTGTTTATGGATCTGCACGTTATGGACAGCTTGTTACCGCGATTGATGCAGATGATACGGCATTACAGGTTGAGCTAAATACGGTAAGCCAGATTTTCAGCGGAACATTGGAAGATGCACAGGCAGACCAAACACTTTGCAAAGTAGGGGATGAGTATTTTAATTATCAAGTAGCCACCTTAAACGGTTCGGGTTTATATACTTTAAGTGAGGTTCTACGTGGACGTTTTGATGATTCACAAAGCCATAATGCGGGTGAGCCATTTGTTCGTTTGGATAAAGGTATATTCAAATATCCGTACAATGAAGGTTTAGTAGAAAAACAGATCTTTTTAAAGTTCACTAGCTTTAATGGTTTGGAACGTAAAGAGCAAACCTTGGATGAAGTAACAGCTTATAGCTATACCTTATCTGGTGGACGCCCTGCAGGCGTTAAAGGCTTATCTCTTCAATCCCCATTTCTTGGTACAACTTTCAAGGTTCAATGGCAAAGCTCTACTGGTGCCGACGGCTACCTTGTACAAGTCTGGTCCAATGGTGCCAAAATTCGTGAAGTCAATACGACCAATACCGATTACAGCTATTCGATTGAAGAAGCAAAACAGGACGGGATAGGTCGAGCTTACACAATTCGAGTGGCAAGCAAGAGTGGTGACCAAGTCAGTACCTTTGCTGAATTGAGTATTAGTAATCCGGTACCAACAGTACTTCTAAATGTGTACACAGCAGCAACTGTAGATTCTGTTACAGTGAATTGGGTGCCTAGTGAAGTTCCGGACCTTAAAGACTATGCAGTATGGCTAAGTCCAACCCCTAATTTTGACCCAACACAAATGCCGCCGTCATGGACTGGCACAGATTTAACAACTACCTTTGGAGGACTACAACCAACTACCCCATATTACATTCGTGTTGCTGCACGTGATGTATGGGAAAACACTGTCTGGAACTATACAAATCAGATTACTCAAAGTACTTCTGAAGCTTAATTCAAAATATTTTCTTAGCACCCCAACGGGTGCTTTTTTATTGCCTATGATCTGGAGTAAAAGGCATGGAACCAGTTTCAACTAGCGGTTTAACAGCATTATTAAAATTTTATGGGGCAGCAATTATGGTGACTCTAGCAGTCGCATTAGTTGCTGCGGTCGTATTGATGACACGTATGCCTCGCTCACCACAAGAATGGGCAGTTGGTCTGATTTGTACGGTTGTATCAAGTTTGGCAGGCGGCTCATTCATTATTGTGAAGTGGGGACTACATGAATGGATTACAGATATTTGGGGAATGATTGCACTTGGTGGATTCTTCTTTGTTTGTGGTTTACCCGGTTGGGCTTTAGTCCGCTGGATCTTTAACTTCATTAACAAACAGGAAGGTAAGACGATTATTGAAGTACTTAAAGAAGTTAAGAAAGCCAAAAACGATATTACGAACAGTTAATGCCACCTTCGGGCGGTTTTTTATTTAGAGTTACATGTATAAGAGAGAAATCACCTGTTGACACTGCAAGCCGCTGGCTACTACGAAAATCTATTGACAACCAATATTATGAAACGGCCACCTTCGGGTGGTAATTCTTTTTTTACGGGTAAAAAAACGGGTATAAGGCGTGGGTCAACTAAAAGCAACAATTTCTTAACAAAGTCAGCGGAAGTACTTCCGCCTGATATAAAAAAACGGATAGGGGTAAAGTTCGACTATTAATTCTATGGGAAGTAATAAATGTACTTTATTCCAAAAAAGCAAAAACCCCAGTGTTGGCGCACTGAGGTCTTCAATTCAACTCAACCGGCGAAAGTTAAGGAGAAATATCTATATGCATAAGCATACATCAAAATCTGAATTAAAGGTAGATGGAAAAATGAGCGAGAAAGGTGCTGATCGAGCAGGACTGTTACAGGCAATAACCAATTTTGGATTAGTTGTAGGACTCATCATTATCGCGATTATTTTGGCTCTGAAATAATCACGTCATTAATTACGTACCGCCCTCGGGCGGTTTTTTTATGTCTAAGGAAAAGTGAAATGAATATCGAACAATATCTTGATGAGCTTATTAAACGTGAAGGCGGTTATGTAAATAACCCAGCCGATCGAGGTGGTGCAACAAAGTACGGAATTACCGAAGCCGTTGCTCGTGAAAATGGCTACAAAGGCAATATGAAAGATTTGCCGCTTGATGTGGCCAAATCAATTTATCGCAAAAACTATTGGACTGCTCCACGTTTTGATCAGGTGAATAAGATTTCTTCGGCTATAGCAGAAGAACTTTTAGACACTGGTGTGAACTGTGGTATCAACTTTGCAAAACCACTTTTACAGCGTGCTTTGAACCTACTGAATAATCAGGGCAAAGCAGGATATGCAGATTTGAAAGTGGATGGTGTGTATGGCTCTAATACCTTAGGTGCTCTTAAAACATATCTGGCCAAACGTGGGAAAGAAGGTGAGAAAGTCCTGGTGCGAGTTCTTAATATCATGCAAGGCCAGCGATATATCGAAATTTGTGAGCGTAATCCAAAGCAAGAACAATTTTTTTATGGCTGGATTGCGAATCGTATTTCTTTATGAAGATCTTGAGAAATACTGTGTCCTATATAAAGTGCACAGTATTATTTAGTACAGAAATTATGTATTCTCTAAATCAAGATTATTGTTTCTGTTACTTAGCTTCATTTTTTTAATAACTCTTGCTAAGGGTTTTTCAACAATAAAGTGTATTAATACACCTGCTAAGACACTCAATAGAATAGATAAAATTACATATATTTCATTAATATAGTTAAAATTTATTTGCCCAATTTTAGAGAAAATTCTATAACATACTAATACTGAAAAAACATGTACGAGATATATAGAATAAGAAGCACTACCAAGAGTATCTAATAACTTACTTTTAATCGGCTTTAAATATAAGAAGCCAAGAAAAATAAGCAAAGAAGGCAAGCCCCATGCAATAAATCGAGGTATTTCAACTTTCCAATCAATTGTTAAAAAATAGAATCCTAAAATTATAAATATTAAACACACCAAAGAGTTAATTTTAATTTTTAAATTGTTGTAAAGTAGTGCGACTAGCATTCCGTAACAGAATTCAATAACGATATTACTTAAACCCAAGTAAACCATGATAATTAATGATAATATGCTGAAAAATATAGAGTAATTTATATTATTTAAGAAAAGTGACAACCCAAATACAACATAAAACAACATTTCATATTCTAGTGTCCAGCCTACGAATAGAACTGGATAGTTTCCACTTGTTAAATAATTCATAAAGAAAAGCGAATTGATTAATGTATTTAAATCAAAACTCCATACATTAAATGCCTGTGGAAATGTAAAAAGTAATGAAGAGAAAGATAAAGTCAAAAACCAATATAGAGGAACGATCCTTTCTATTCTATCTTTTAAAAAATTAATTGGAGTTTTATTTTTATTAGTTTGAATATAAACCATTATAAAACCAGATATTACAAAGAATATATCAACTCCTGCAGATCCCCATGAATCGACTTTATAAAAAAAATCTGTAGATAATTGATAGCTTTTAGCTGTTGGAATTGTATGAAAAGCAACAACCAGTATTGCTGCAATAGCTCTTAAAATTTGAATATTTGAAATCAT